CTGATCCCAGTGCCCTGGTACCTGGTGGAGCCATGGAAGAACGAGGCCGGGCAGATCTGGTACACCGTCACCCATCCATTGACCGGGGAGCCCATGGTGCTCCCCCAGGAGGATATCTGCCACTACAAGGGGGCCACCCGGGACGGCCTGAAAGGGATATCGGTTCTGCGGCGGGCCTCGGACACCCTGGCCTCGGCCCGGGCGGCCCAGGAGTACGAGCGGGCCTACTATGAGAGCGGTGGACAGCCTGCCGGCGTTCTCAAGACGGATACCGACCTGGGAGGATATGTCAAGGGCCCCGACGGCCAGATCCAGCGGCGGACGGACGGCTCGCCGATCAGCATGAAGGACGCTCTGCGGAGTGAGTGGGAGAAGATCCACGCAGGGCCCAGGAACGGGCACCGGGTAGCCATCCTGGATTTAGGGCTGGATTACAAGCCGATCGCCTCCAGCAACCAGGAAGCCCAGTTTGTGGAGTCCAAGGAGGTGTCCGTCCGGGATATCGCCCGGTATTTCGGCGTCCCCCTCTACAAGCTGGGGGAGGGCAAGGAGGCGTACAGCTCCAACGAGCAAAACGCCATTGAGTACGTGGTGGGTACCCTGCACCCCATTGTGACCCAGTATGAGGAGGAGCAGACCTGGAAGCTGCTCACCGACCGGGAGATCGCCGCGGGGCTGGAGGTGCGCATCAACCTCATGGCGGAGCTGCGGGGCGACTCGGCGGCCAGGATGCACATTTACCAGACGATGCTCCAGGAGGGCCCCTACTCGGTAAACGAGGTGCGGGCCCTGGAGGACCTGCCCGACACCGAGGGGGGCGACGAGCACCGGGCCAGCCTGAACTATGTGCCCCTCCGGCTGTGGCCGGAGCTGAGCCTGAAGAGGGCGGAGAGCCGCCCGCCGGCAGAATGAGGAGGAGAACGTGGAACAGATTTTGAAGGAGGCCCGTCTGGGCAGGGCGGAGCTGGACGAGGATGAGCTGGCGCTGGTCAACGCACAGACCCTGCGGAAGCTGGAGGCGGAAGAGGTGTTCACCTTCCGCCTGGCCGCCTGTGACAATCAGGTGGACCGGGATCATGAGAGATTCACCGATGAAACCCTGGCGGAGTTGGCAGGACGGTACGTGGGCCGGACGGTGCTGCTGGATCACAACTGGAGCGCCGGCAATCAGACGGCCCGGGTGTACGCTGGAGCTGTGGAAGACGGCCCTGGGGAGGGTGTGAAGCGGCTGGTACTGCGGTGCTATATGCTCCGCAATGAGCAGACAGCCTCCACCATCGCCGCCATCGAGGGAGGTATACTCCGGGAGTGCTCCGTGGG